GGCTGCAAACAAGCGCAAATGGTTTGGCAGGCCTGGTCCAAACAGCATAAACGGCCCTGACGACAACGACGACAACGACGACAACGACGAGCTTTGTGAGGCGGACCCGGATCAAAAGATTTTTCAACGGGATCAAGATTTTGACTCTTGCGACCTCGAGGAGTGATATTCTATAATAAGGGTATGAAAAACAGTGGAGATGTGCTATGAGCACTGCCAAAAAGCAGGTCAAGCGCTACATCAGCGCAGAGACTCGGATCTGCGACGACTTCGGTGATCCGTTCACGTTCGAGCCGGGTGAGGTGGTATATGACGCTGTCACCACCTGCGGAGTGTGGGCGTGTATGACGGAGCGGAGCTCGATCAAGTACCACAAGACTCGCCGGGGTGTGCGTTTGTTGGGGACGGGATACGGGCAGAAATACGTTCGCCAGCCGAACGGCGAGCTGCACTGGATCGCAGGTTGAATTTGCAGGGAGGAACGCGAAATGAAGATCAGAGTTACGTTCACCGATCAGGTGGGAGATTCCCACATCGCCGAGGTGGAAGGATCTAATCTCCTGTTCCTGATTGATCAGGCCATCGCCATGCTTGGAGTGCCTGTAAAGCAGGGTGATCGGAGAATCGATCCTGAAGAGTATTGGGCTCGTGTTCGAGTGGAGGTGATGTGATATGGAAATGGAACGCAAATACTTCACCAGGATCCTCCGTCGGGAGCACGTCAACACGATGATCGATCAGCTTAGGGCTATCAGCGATCCTCCGATGCCTTTCGCCCGGGTGAAATCCGGACAGGAAACCTTCGAGATCAAGGCGCCTGACGGTGATGTGGTGTTCGCGGGGATTCTGCACAGCAACAAGGTGCACTATCTCTGCCGTCTCCACAAAGAAGTCTGGGATGAAAGTTGGTGAGAACAATGACAAAGCGGACCTGGGGAGAGCCCTGCAGATCGAATCCTGAGCATATTCAGGAAGCACAGGCTCGGTGGGTGCCCGGAGATATGCACGATCCCGAGACAGGATTGGCATACAGGTTCTATCGGCCGGATGAAGTGTACTTTGTCGAATGTGCTCGTATCGTTCAGTCGGATTGGCTGGACGGTGAACAAGAGCCGGGCGAACCCGTGTACGAAACCCTCTACATCCCCGGAAAGCCTGAAGGATTTGAGCCGATCCTCTCTCCCATGACTATGATGGCCATGGGCATCTTCGGAAATGCCTATTTCGGCAGTCTCCGTGCTGATACGAAATATCCTCTCGGGCGTGAACGTCACGCGCTGTTTCCTCCGTACAAAGGTTCCATGAAATTCCAAGACAGCTATCACGACAAGCCTGTCTGGAAGACTGCATGGTTCCAGAAGAAGGCATCCCTCTCGCGGGAGTGGTGGCTAGAGCGGAGGCTGATCAGCAACATCGATCCTCTGGGCTGGTTCGAGTGGTATTGCTGGTACTGGCTTGGGCGTAGGCACGACAAAGAAGATCGCCGGCAGATCGAACGCTGGATCAACTACCGTGTCCGCCAATCGGCTATGCTGCAGGCCATGCCAACAGCTGTGGGTTTGCGGCAGGCTCTTCTGCATTGGAGTGTTGATCCGTGGATCGTCTAGGGATGGAACCACATGCGCAGAGAGATGTATCCGTCGACGCCGTTTGTCGAGGACAATACCCGCCAGGTAGTGAAAGCCGTTGTGAGTGCGCCACCTATCGACAGAACTCAATCTATGCTACTGCGAGCCTACCAGGGCATGAATAGGGAGGCTGTCATGCCAACAAAATCGCTCTATCTCAGGCACCCCAACTCCGCCCTGCCGGGTTCTTACCTGGTAAAGAAGTTCGATAAAGACTTCGAACCTCTGGATACATACACTCTCACCCGAGCAAAGTCGACCGGTGAGTGGACGTGTACTTGCCCCGCCCGGACAACCGAGTGTCGCCATATTCGGATGCTGCCGATCTTTGATCGTGCAGAACGGGGCGAAGATCCGCTCTTCACGGAGGTCTCAGACAACGGTCGATACCAGGTGTTCTTGTCGTACGACGGCAAGATGTACGATTGGGTCCGTGGGCCCGAACTCCCTCTTGAAGACTAGCCAACCAGCAATCAGCTCAGAAAGGTCTACAGCTATGGCAAAAACCACACTGGCCAGCCGCATCACCGATCAAGATCTCGCCGACTTTGAAGATGGCGGCACTTTCGACGACTACATGCGGCTTGCTTCCCGCACGGCAATTTACCCCGGCCAAAGGACGGCTCTGGGGCTGGTGTATGTCGCTCTAAAACTGAACGGTGAGGCCGGAGAGTTTGCCGAACACGTGGGCAAAGCCATTCGCGATGACGGCATCGTAACCCTCGTCGAAGAATGGGACTGTGAAGACGAAGACTGCAATTTCTCGGCATATCTGACGAGAGATTACCTGACTCCTAAGAGGCGCGAAGCTTTGATCAAGGAACTGGGCGATATCTGCTGGTATGTCGCCAATGCCTGCCGTGAACTGAATATCAGGCCGACAGAGGTGTTGCGCCGAAACCTGGTAAAGCTAGCCGATCGTGCAGCCCGCAATAAGCTTCAGGGTTCTGGCGATGATCGTTGACCAGCACATCATTTGGACTCTTGATGCCCATCTGTGAGCTGTGATATAATGGGATAACAAGAAACGAAGACTTCTTGTAGCTAGGAGGATACCATGACTCAGCCCGTTCTGGCTAAGAAGAACGTTTTCATCGAAACAAAGCATTGGAAGGGTTTTGTCGACGTCTACGTGGACGGATATCACTACGATCGGCGTCAGCCTACCATTCTTACTACCGTGCCGGGTACCAAAGAAGTCATCCACACAGCGACGATAATGGTCGATAGCATGGGCTATCTTCTAAGCTGCTATGAAACTTTCATAAAAGACTGGACTGAGGACGAAGGCTTAATTCAAGCTCTCATCAAAGCAGGATTGATAATACTGACCAACAAACGGGTGCATATCAATTATATGGATGTCTTTATTTGCGTCATGGGAGAAGATTTGAAGCGCGCATGGGCGGAATTCCGGAAGAACTTGGTAAACGGAACTAATCTGGGAGGCGCTCATGAGTAACTTCAAGCCGATGCTAGCTGCTCAGTACGAGGAGAGCAGGGTTGCCAATCAGTTGCCGGTCTACGTCCAGCCCAAGTTTGATGGGATCAGGGCCATTCTTTGTTATGGGCAGCTGCTGTCACGGAGCCTCAAGCCGATCCCCAATGATTACATCCGGCAGACAATTGAAGCCCAGTACAATTGGATGAAGAATTTCGACGGCGAGTTGATCATCGGTGAACCTAATACACCAGGTGTGTACCACCGAACGAATAGTGCGGTGATGTCTCAGGGAGGTGAGCCTGATTTCCGGTATTATGTCTTCGATATCGTCAGCATGCAGGAGCAGTTCGTTAATCGGCACGCCATTTTGAGTCAAGCAATCATGCGGCTGCGGGCCCAGGGTATCAACTGGGTTTATCCTGTGGAAACTTACCTGTGCCATACCCTCGATGAAGTCTACGCGCGGGAGGAACAGCTAATTCGGGCGGGATATGAGGGGGCGATTCTCCGGCGGCCGGCGGCCCATTACAAGTTTGGGAGGGCGACGCCCAAGCAGGGGCAGCTAATCAAGCTCAAAAGATATGTCGATGCTGAAGCAGTCGTTGTCGGTTTCGATGAGCTTCTGCACAACGAAAATGCGGCGATGAAGTCTGAGTTGGGCTATACAGTCCACAGTACCCATAAGGAAAACATGCGTCCCGGCGGGAAGCTTGGGGCATTGAAATGCCGTGGCAAGTATCCTTCCGGAGAGGAGTTCGAGGTCGATCTGGGGACGGGCTTTACCGATGCCGACAGGATCGAAATCTGGAACAATCGCGACAAGTATCTCGGCAAGCTGGCCAAGTTCAAATACTTCGCGGTCGGGGTGAAAGACAAGCCGCGGCATCCTGTCTTCCTCGGCTGGCGTTCGGAGGTTGACCTTTGACATCGTCGGTTGTTATCAGAGATGGCGTGGATCCGCCCTTCTCTTTCCAGGAACACACAGCACAGTTCGTCTCCCAGGGGGTTTCTGGCAAGCAGCAGGTACGGGACCCCCTGACGGGAGAGCCTCTGGGGACGGTTGCTGTTGTAGCCAGCTCGTTGGGGCGTGCTATTTTGTACATCGATCCTGGCTTGGGCAAATCCCGCATCGCCATCGAATCTGCTGCACGGCTGCCCATCGATTTCGGGCGCGGGGATCTGATTCTGGTACTCTGCTCCAAAAAGGCATTGAATACATGGCGCCGTGAGTGGTCCAAGTGGACAACTCTAGATGCGCAGCAGGTATCGATCGTTGAGGGGCCGGCCGAAAAACGCATGCGACAGTGGCTGCGAGTCAGGCACGGGGCAAGGGTTTTTGTAGCAACCTACCAGTCAGCTGCGAATGATTGGAATGGCCTCCCAAAAGATTTGACGGGCCGTATAAAACTGGCAATCGCAGACGAGTGCAAGCTCTGGATCAACCGCAAGACAAAGAACTTCCGGTTCTGGCAACCTATCTTCCACAAGATCCCGTACGTCATCTTGATGGACGGCACGATCGTGAAAAAGGGTCCCCAGGACCTGTGGACTTTCTACAATCTGATCAAGCCCAAAGTCTTCACGTCCTACTGGAAGTGGGTGAATACTTTCTGCCTGGTGGTTGAAGGCCCTTTTGGCAAAGAGATCGTTGGGCCTAAAAATACTGCCGGCTTTGCCAATCTCATGTCTCACACCCTAATCAGGCTGAATGATCAAGACCCTGTAGTTAAAGCTGCACGTCCACCTTTGATCAGGGATTTCAAGCTTGTGGAGATGTCTGACGAGCAAAAGGCTCTGTACGACCAGCTCACCGAAGAGCTCTGTGCAATCACACCCAGCGGCGAGGTTGTAGCGACTCCGTCAATCCTGGGACTGACGACCAAGCAGCGGCAGATCCTCATCTGTCCCAAGATTCTCGACTCTAAAATGGGGTACGGCTCTGCGATTGAACATCTGGTCGAAGAAATGGACCCGGAATCTGGGGGCGATCCACATGTGGTGATCTTTACCCCATTTACTTCGGCAATTCCATACATCTCCGCCGCTATCCAAGAAGCGCCTGCAGGACATCCGGAGCCCTTTGTTCTCAAAGGCGGGACTGATTCAGTACGCGTTGGGCAGATAGAAAGGGCGTTCAACGCAGATACCCCAGACGCCCGCCGCAGAGCCATCATCTGCTCGGTGGGGTTTGCCGAGTCCTTCGAGCTGTGGACTGCCAAGCAGTGTTTCTTCATCGGCTATGACTGGACTCAAATTACCAACTACCAGGCAGAAAAACGCCTCCAGAGGCTGATCACGCCTCACCCAATACTGTCCTGGTACTATCGGTATATGCATACAGTCGACGACGTGATTTTGGAGCAGCTTAACAGCAACGTCATCAATGTGCGTATTTCGTTCCAAGACTACATAAGCGCCTTAGAACGCACCCGCACCCGCACTCGCACTCTCGGCTAGGGGCCAAAAAATATGTGGGCGACCGAAAAATTCCCTCTTGATTTGTCCACAAGAATCCTCTATAATATAAGGGTGATGGTTGCTTATATGCATCCTCACACCGCAAACACCAGTGAAGGGCTCTGAGATGGACGAGCTTGCTCCGCACACGGCGGTGATCCGTACAACCGACAGAGCAACATTCCGATCCTGCCGTCGCAAGTGGGCTTGGTCATCCCATTTGATGGGCAATCTCGAACCGAAGCAAGCAGCTGCTCCGTTATGGTTCGGCACTGGAATCCACTACGCTCTGGAAGACTTCTTCGGAGTAAAAGACCACCTCACAGCCAGAGATGCCTTCGACGCCTACGTGCGCGCGACTGTTCGCCAGAATCGGCAGGAAATGCCTGATGACTGGAAAGAGCAGACGGAGTTGGGCATGGGGATGCTGGAATACTTCGAGAAGTACTGGCTTCCTGGAAGAGATCCACTCACAACGTATGTGCACAACGGAGTTCTCCAGACAGAGGTGAATTTCGTTGTCGATCTGCCCTTCAATCCGAAAGAGCATTTTCCTGACAGCCCATACGACAAAGTAGTCTATTCGGGCACAATCGACCGGGTGACCATCGACGGTGACGGGCAGCTGTGGCTGGTCGACTACAAGACCGCCAAGCAGTTGAAGACTTCGCATTTCGCCAATGACAGTCAGGTAAGCGCCTATTGCTGGGCTGCCTACCATATCTACCAGCGGCCTGTTGCTGGCATGATTTACTGGCAGTTTTTGAAAGCCGTCCCGAAGCCGCCAGAGCCCCTGAAGTCGGGCAAGATCTCGGTGGCGGCAAATCAGCGCACCACTCGCCCCTTATATCGGCAAGCTCTGATCGATTGCTATGGGAGCGTTGCGGCTGCCCCTGCCGAGAACAAGAAGTTCCTGAATCAACTGGCCCTGTTAGAGGGGCCAGATCACGACGCTTTTATCCGCCGTGATCGGATCTACAAGAATCCTGCATCCCTTCAAGCTGAGGGCGTCAAGATCCTGCTGGAGCTGGAAGACATGCTCAACCCGCACCTTCCGCTCTATCCAAATCCCACATTCATGTGCCCGAACATGTGCTCGTTTTATGAAGCCTGTGTCTCGATGGACGACGGCTCGGACTGGGAACAGCAGCTCCGTGATGAAACCCAGCCGCGCCCCACGAGCCAAGAATCCTGGCGCAAGTATATGCAGGGGTACAAGGCTAAATCAATCACCCAGGTGGAGCTGGACAAGAATACGGTAGAAGCCATAGACTTCGAGGTCCACCGCCAGAAGATCCAAACCCACGACTACAATCTCAACATCGACCTCAAACAGAAGGACTTCGACTGATGACGAGGAATTCGACGCCTATCGTGCTGAAAGTTCAGCGGCCGATCAATACAAACGATCCTGATGCCCACTGGCTTCTCTATTCAGAAGACCGTAAAATCGAGATCAACGTTCCGCAGAAGATGGTGGCCCCCGACATCATCAAGGCAATGGGCCATGATTTCAAGATGTACATCAATGCACATGTCAGCCACAAAGAGGGTTGTATCTACATGTTGAAACGCCTGCCAGCAAGTGAACAGCCTTGGTGGTAAAGACCAATACATGCACATACAAACAGCCGAGAGGGAGTCGACTGATATGAACCAGATGACGACGTCTACCGCGACGGGTGCGAATGTTGGCGTGCGCACGAAATCGGCGCCGCCGTTCCAGCTCTCGACGATCCAAACCAGCAACCGCTGGCTGAAGATCCTGATCTACGGAAAGCATGGCTCAGGCAAGACGACTCTAGCGGGTTCGGCTGCCGATGTCGATCAGATGAATGATATCTTCATGATCAACGTCGAATCCGGTGAGATGGTGTTCTCGGACAATGAACGCATCAAGCATCCGGAAAGGATCGACATCGCGGATGTATCCAACTTCAAACAGGCTGCCAAAATGTACGAGTTTCTCTCGTCGCATGTAGCCCTGTGGAAGAGGGTAGATGCTGGCGGTGAGGATGGTGCTCAAGCACTGCAAAAGATCAAGCAGTATGAAGCAGCTCTCCGCGGGGTGCCTGTAGAAGAGATCATCGAGCCCAAGCGGTATCGCACCGTGATCGTGGATTCGCTCACCGAGCTAGAAGCGTACTGCATGTACAATCTTCTCGGCATCCATGGTGAGTTCGATCTCGGCCAGATCGATGACGACATGAAGACGGCGGAGTTTGCCGAGTATAAGAAGAACAACAACATGGTCAATCTGCTCGTCCGAGCTTTCCGCGATTTGCCGATGCATGTAATCATCCTCTGTGGGCAGACCTACTACCAGGACGAGCTGAAGCGGTTCTACTATGCACCGCATCTGACGGGTAAGTTGGCGACGCAGATCCAGGGCTATTTCGACGTGGTCGGCTACTTGGCTGTGGGAGCTACGAACGATAAGGGAGATGCTCCCCGGCGGCTGTATGTCCAGCCCGTCGGTAAGTGGGATGCAAAGAATCGTCGCTCCAGCTATCGGGAGCCGTTCTTCGACAATCCTACGATGACCAGCATTCTGCAAGGCTTTGGCCTGTTGCAGAAGAAAGACAAGGCGGCTTAACACCGCCTTGAGGAGCCAGTTCCTAAGCAATAATCTGGCACCAACCCACCAACCCACCAACCCACCAACCAAAATGGAGAGTACTATGAGTGGATCGGACTTCGAAAACGACAGCACCTTCGAGGGCGGTGATGGCTCGATCATGATCGATCTATCCGACATCGAAGATGTCGGCTTCGAACTTCTGCCGAAAGGTACCTATTCTTGCACGATCGAGTCGTGCGAGTATGGGATGTCACAGAATTCGGGCCAGCCGATGTGGACGCTGAAGTTGAACATCACCGAAGGCGAGTACGAAGGGCGCAAGCTCTTCACTCACCTGTCGTTCAGTCCGAAAGCTCTGCCGCTGACCAAGCGAGCTCTGGCATCGATCGCGCCCGAGCTGCTGTCGGGACCGTTCAATCCCGAGGTTGTGGCGAGCGACTTGGAAGGCAGGTCCGTTCGTGCAGAAGTCGCGATCGAGAAGTATCAGGGCGAGAACCGCAATCGGGTGCGAGCCCTGAAAGCTGCCAGCAGCAGCGACGCCTTCATGGGCTAGTCAGTGATCAGTGGCTAGGGAGATCTGCTGACTAGCATGCGCAACTGGATATCCCTCCCGCAATTCTGTGCTTTGACTGGGCAACATCCAGAAACCGTCCGGAAGAAAATCAGAGACAATCGTCTGCAGGCTATAAAGGTTGGCGGGCGGTATCGGATCTCGATGGACGAGTATGAAAGGTACAAGCGGGAGGGGTATCTATCAAACTCAATACCCGGCTCAACACCCAACCCAACACCCCCTGATGAAGGAAGCTAACCATGAAGAAAGCCTTCGTTCTGCTTTCCGGCGGCGTCGATAGCACCACCTGCCTATACATCGCGAAGGGCATGTACGACGAGGTCGAAGCCTATTCGATCGATTATGGACAGAAGCATTACAAGGAAATGCAGTATGCTGCACGCTCCTGCAAATCTTTGGGCATCGATCACAAGGTGCTGAATATCAAAGGGCTGCTGGACGGTAAGGGTGTGATGCTGACAGATGCAGACACTGCTATTCCCAGTATCAGTTATGACGACATTCAGGGAATATCGCCGACATACGTTCCCTTCCGCAATGGCGTTCTTCTGTCGATCATCACTGCACAGGCCCAAAAGTGGGTGATGTCGCAGGTGAAGAACTGCGAAGACAGACTGGTCGCCGAAGGGTACAATCCAGACTACGCCAAGAGCCTGGCGCTCGCAAACTTCCGCGATAGCACGGGCGTTTTCTTTGGCGCGCACGCGGAAGATGCGTTCAACTGGGCATATCCGGACTGCACGCCCGAGTTTATCGGCGCGATGGGGAATGCTATCTACACAGGCACCTACTACACCGTCCGTCTCCATGCGCCGTTGATGTCGCTGTCTAAAGCTCAGATCGTGGAGTGGGGCACGAAGCTCAAAGTCAACTGGGCGAATACGTGGTCTTGCTATGTTGGGGGTGAAGTCCATTGCGGCGTCTGCCCGACTTGCCGTGCCCGGCGCGTCGCTTTCAGATCTGCGGGTGTTTACGACCCGACGATCTATGCCGCCAACCCCGAACTGGCTGCGTAGTTCGAGAAGACAAGGGCTCGCAGTGATAGGAAGGGAGGCGCCTTTATGGGTGAAAGGCATCTGATTTCGCGTGAGATCGGCATCGATATGGGACATCGAGTCACCTACCACGGCTCGAAATGCCGTAATCTGCACGGCCACCGCTATACCATTCAGGCTATCTGTGAAGGCCCTCTCTTCACCGAAGGAGAGCAGCAGGGGATGGTGCTTGATTTCGGCTTTTTGAAAGAGCTGATGATACTCCATATCGACAAGCCGTGCGATCATGGCATGTGCTTGTGGTATGAGGATCCGTTGCTCGTTGAGCTGTTTCTAACCGAGGAGCAGCGTATCGAACTGCAGACTCGAGATCGTGCCAAGCCTTGGGAATTGGTGGGGCGTGGCGGTAAACTCTACGTCATTCCGTTCGTTCCGACAGCTGAAAACCTTGCTCGTCATTGGTTCCAGCGGCTTGCTCCGGCCGTCAAAGAGCGGTCTGATGGTCAAGCTGATCTTGTTGCCGTCAAAGTTTGGGAGACTCCCAACTGCACCGCAACCTACCCTGCGGAGTGGAAAGATGCCCAATAAGCTAATCTATACCAACGTCCATTATGTCAGGCAGGGAGGTCCACCAGATGATTGGCATGAGTTCGTCGTTGTGGATCAGAACACCAACGAGCTGGTGCATCAGGTCCTGGAAGTCAACACCAAGGAGGGCTGGCTAATCCAGATGGATCCGAAGATGCCTGAAGATCGGGTGATCGATACTTGGCCGCAGATCCGTCGTGAGGGGAACTTTGCCATCATGCGGATGGCTGAAATCGATACTACAGAGGCGGTCGAGGTCGGGTCGGGCGAGACCGCCAAGGGTGTGCTATAGGAGGCGATAACAATGCCGGCAGCGATGTCGTACGGGGAAGCGAGTACGAAGAAGCTCCCGATCGTGGAGATGTTTGGGCCAACTATACAGGGAGAGGGTTCTGTTATCGGATATCAAACCATCTTCGTTCGCCTGGGGGGCTGCGATTACCGGTGTGAGCGCTGTGACAGTCTTCATGCCGTTCTGCCTGACCTGATGCATCAAGAGCCGACTTTCGTGCAGATGACCGTCAAGGATCTAATTCCTCATGTGCGCGATTTTGTCGGCCATACTGAATGGATTACCCTCTCCGGAGGTAACCCCTGCATCTGGGAAGAGCTCGGCCACCTGGTGTTCGCTCTCGGAATTGATCCTGCAGGGCCGCAGAAGAAGTTTGCCCTCGAGACTCAAGGGACAATCTGGCAAGATTGGGTTCCTTGGTGCACCAAGGTGACGGTGTCTCCAAAAGGCCCAGGGATGGGTGAGAAGTTTGAGCCCGAGAAGTTTGATCGGTTCGTGCAGGAACTTCGAGGAGATCAGAAACCCTGGCATCTAGGCTTCTCCGTCAAGGTTCCGGTGTTCGATCAGCGCGATCTGGAATTCGTGGTCAGTCTCTTACAGACCTGGCCGCAGCTGGCTCCGGTAATGTTCTTGTCGATCGGCAACATCTATCCTCCGGCGCCGGCCAAGCGCGGTGCCGACGGCAGCGCCCAGGCAGACATCAGCTATGAAGAGTTTGTACAGCAGGTGCTGAAGTCGTACAGAACCATCCTAGAAGATGTCATGCAGGATCCGCGCCTGGCATCGGTGAGAGTCTTGCCGCAACTGCACACCCTACTCTGGGGCAATACGAAGGGAAGGTAGTACAGCTATGCTGCCTGAACAGTACGAGCACGAGCACGAGCACGAGCACGAGCATGGGCATTCAAGGTTGCCGTTCAAGACGCGGCTGACACAGCAGTGCCGTAAGGAGATGGCTGTTGCGATGGGCAAGGTGCTGGATAAGCTGCTTCCGGGCTGGCAGTCTGATCCGTCGACGTGCGATACTCCCATGCGATTTGCCAAATACCTGGCAGAGTACGCGCAGCCGATCGATATCGAGAAGATCTTCGGCTCGGATTTCGAAACCCCCGCCGAACATCCCGGAATGGTCATTCAGACCAGCATTCCATTCCGCATGGTGTGTGAACATCATCTGCTGCCGGCTACGGGGGTCGCAGCCCTCGCCTACATTCCGCATACGCGGGTGCTGGGCTTATCAAAAATGGCTCGCCTGGTAGATGCTGTAGGTGTGGAAAGGCCATCGCTGCAGGAGCATATTGCCCATCGCATCCTAGATCTGATGGAAAAACACCTGAAGCCAAAGGGCAGCATGATCGTTATCAAAGCCGTCCATGGGTGTATGGCTTGTCGTGGGATCAACAAGCCGGGCGTGAATACGATTACGTCGCATGTGCAGGGGATATTTCGTGATAACCCCGTCGCTCGGCAAGAAGCTCTGATGCTGATCCAGAAGGAGATGTAACATGAAACCTGAACTGACTGACGAACAGCGTGAAGATCTGATCCAGCAGATTTTCGACATAAGAGATGGTCTGGAAGAGGTGGAAAGCATCCTGATCCACGAAGACGAAGATGTTTACCAGCTGCGCAATGATCTGCAGGCGGTTCGAGACAAGTTGGATTGGGCTCTAAAGTTTGTGGAGGACATTGTCTGATGGCTCGCTTTGCGCCTGTCATGCCGATTCCTGTTGCCGAGATCTTCCAGCGTGAAGATGCTCTAGGCTCTTACCATCTGCTACTCGCCCACGATGTGCTGAAACAGCCCGATGCATATCATGACATCTACGGGCAGATCACCGGCAGCCGTGCCGATGACAACATCTTCGATGATACGCAAGGCACTATCATCATGGATAATTCCGTGATCGAGCTTGGCTATCCTGTGCCGGCCAATCAACTGCTCGAGGCTGTGCAGATCGTCAATGCTAACGTGATTGTCCTTCCAGATCATCTGCTGGATTGCGATCTGACAATCCGTGCGACTCTTGACGCCCTCGAAACCTACACAGAGCCTCTGGCCGCTGCCGGGGCTGCAATGGCAGTACCACAAGGCGACTCTTTCGGCGAGTGGGTACGCTGCTTGGAAGCGTTTGCTGAAGTCGAAGAGATCAGCTGGATCGGTATTGCCAAGAACATCAACGAGAAGTTGGGAGTCAGTCGCAAGAAGGCGATCGATGCCGTTTGGACCGTCTGCGGCTTGGAAAAGCAGTGCCACATGCTCGGATTCAGCGATGATCTGTGGGATGACATCATGGCAACAAAATACGGACATCAGCTTGGTCTTGTGACGGGAATCGACAGCGCCGCCCCGATCTGGTCGGGCTGGCGCGATGGTCGTCCGATCACTCTGTCTGGCAATATCCCAGGCAAGCGTGGTGACTGGTTCGAAAACCCCCTGTCACCCAACCAAAACATCGACATGGCGATTCGTAATGCCAACCAGGTGCGCGACTGGATCGTCGATCTCGGATGACGAGGGCTGAGATGGTTTCGACAGCGTCTGGCTGCGGCAATTGCTTCTTCAAGCGCCGAGAATTCGTCGGAACGAGGGGAAATCCCAGGGCGCCGATCGTCTTTGTCGGGGAGAGTCCAGGAGCTGTCGAATTCTCAAAGGGTCTGCCTTTTGTAGGCCCATCCGGAAAAGTATTGGAAGACTGCTTTCCAGACTCGCTAACACCCAACGACTATTACGTTACGAACGCTCTGCAGTGTATGCCCAAGCGTTCAGAGGACGCAAATAAGAATCAGGCGGATCTTCAGGCGGCATGTCGTCGCTGTAGAGATCGTCTGCTGTCTGAGATTAGAGCATACCCCCGCAAAGTTATTGTGGCTTTGGGGAACGGAGCTCTTTGGGCTTTGACCGGAAGATTTGATCTGAAGATCACCAAAGAGCGGGGTAAGCTACTCCATTCAGATCTTGCCGAACGTGGAATTATTGCTACAGTCCATCCGGCTTTTCTGCTTCGCGGAGGCGGCAGCTACCGGAAATTCAAGATGGACATTGAATACGCCCTGGATCTCGCCAGCGGCGGTGAGGAGAAAAAGCCCATTGTACCCGGATGGCTGGTGGCTGAAACTGAATCCGACGTCAAAGACTTCATCGATGAAACCCTCGCCCTTGCCCAGCGGGGAGGTGCTGATGCTGGTGCTGGCGACAATGTGATCGCAGCAGACATTGAAACAGACGGCTTTGATCATCGGCAAAATGCCATCTTGGCACTCGGCTGGTGCATTGATCCTGCAAAGGTATTCATTGTACCGGAATCGCTATTGAAGCGAGTGCCAACAGCCCTCATGCACAGAGATTTCGACAAAGCAGCCCTTTACGGCGGCCCGTTAAAGTGGGTATGGCACAACGGTAAGTTCGACGTCAAGTTCCTCCGCACCTATGGTCTCCGCTCGGCTGTAGACCATGATACAATGTTGATGTCGTATACTATGGAGGAGCAGAGAGGGTTTCACGATCTTGAGCAGGTTGCTGCTGATGAAATCGGCGCACCAGATTACAAGCACATGCTCAAGAAATACCTGCCAAATCGGGGTGTCAGCTTTAGAGCTGTTCCACCAAAGGTACTACACCACTACCTGGCCTTGGATGTCTCGAATGTCAAGCAGATCTACTCACGTTTGTACCACAGACTGCTAAAGGACGAGAAAAACACAAAGCTGTACCACCGCGTTCTCCTGCCCGCATCCGAGCTGCTGGCTGACGTCGAAGCCAACGGAATGCTGGTCGATTTCGGCAAGGTGAAGGAAAATACAGAATACTATCTTGACATTATGCGGCAAGAGGAGGCGAAAATCAACGCCATTTCTCGAGCGTGTGGTGGCGGTGATATAAATCCGAATTCTCCCGCGCAGCTAAATGTCCTAATTTACGACATGCTGCGGCTGTCTAATAGGCGCCGCGGTACTGGTGCTGATATTCTAGATAAGCTGCCTGCACATCCGCTGGTTGATGCCTTAAAGACGTATCGCAAGGCGGCTAAAGCTTACGGCACCTACGTCAAACCTCTGGCAGAACAGGTATCCGATGATGGCAGGGTCCATGCAACATATTTGATCCATGGTACAGCTACAGGACGTTTATCGTCGCGCAATCCGAATATGCAGAACCAGCCTCGAGGACCGAGATTGCGCGGGCAGTTCATTCCCGCTGAAGGACATATTTACTGCGAGATGGATCTGGATCAGGCCGAACTGCGCTGTCTGGCAGCACTCTCGCGCGACGATGCCCTCTGCGCCATCTATGAACAGGGACGAAAGATCCATAAGGAGGTGTCTATCGATCTTTGGGGCGCCGACTGGGAGCGCCGATATGCCCTAGATGAGCCCGGAAATCCAGAATACGATCAGGCCAAAGAAGAATACATGCGCACCAAAGCTCTGAATTTCGGTATCATCTATGGGAGGGAAGCTCCTTCGATTGCGGCCGAATTCGAGATCTCGCAGGCAGAAGCTCAAAAGATGGTCGACGGCTGGGCTAAGAAGTTCCCCGACGCATGGGCTTACATCCAGAAATGTCGGATGGCCCCCGTGAAGGGGCAAAACCTCGTTACGCCGTTTGGGCGTCGGAAGCGCGCTGGGGTGATTTCGAGAGAGCGCTTGAAGGATCTGCAGAACGAGGCTGCCAACTTCCCGCATCAATCGATTGCATCTGACATTACGCTGCTGTCGGCGGTAAAGGTGCGGGAGAAACTCAGCCGCTGGGGAGTCAAGATCGTCAACCTTATCCACGACGCCATCCTCATCGAGCTTCCTGACAATATGGACCTCTGCAAAGAAGTCGCTGCGTATGTAACCGGCGAGATGATGAAAACTCCGATCGAGTGGGGCATCGACCGCATCCCGTTCAAGGCCGATGCTAAGATCGGCTATAACTGGGGGCAGCTGCATGATCTGGAATTGTGAGCCCCGCACTTTAGCGGGGGGAGCAAGCCGTGTAGTAGCCCAGTGTTTACGGACATTGATATGTCTACAAATAAAGATTTTGGCACCAACCATCATTTTGACTATTGATTTCTTCTAGAAATCGGCTATAATAAAAGAGTAGAGGAAAGAAAGAGGAGACAAGAGCCCATGACAACATCGTTCAGAATTCCGGCGATGGCCAATACAAAGCCCACGCCTCTAGCACAGCGGACGCTTACCTACTGGAAGCTCTCTCGTGGATGGAACGGGCGAGGCAAGACAGTTTCTGTTGAGCAAGCTCTCAAGGTTCTGCGACGACTGACATTCTCTACAAATCCCGCGCACAAACTCTCTCTGAGACTGCGCTCTTTGCGTGACGCCATCATCGAAGGCAAATGCTCCAAGAGTAGCCAAAGACGAAATTCCGCACAGGTGGTAAATCTGAATTCGCGCCGGAAACAGCAACAGCAACAGCAACAACGGCAGCAGCGGCAGCGGCAACAGCGGGAGATGGATAATGTCTGCAAAAGGTAAGAAGCTGGAACCCCGTACCTTCGATATCGATCCAGTGCATCAAAAGATCGATCCGTTCGACGTCCCACTGATCAAGGATGTCTGGAAAGACAAATACGCTTGGGAGGGAGAAAACACGTTTGAAGATATGTTCGTGCGTGTGGTTGACGGTATTTACAAATATGACACCGGCGAGGACGAAGTCTACAAAGTTGAAGCCATCAGGGCGATGTGTGCAGGTCTACTGATGCCTGGAGGCAGAATTCTTGCCGGTGCAGGTACAACGAAGCGCGTAACCCTGATGAACTGCTACGTCAACGGTTCCGTAGAAGACTCCATGGAGGGCATCCATGAGGCTCTCGGGAACGTGATGTTCACCCTTCAGCAGGGAGGCGGTATCGGAACGGATTTCTCCACTCTCCGCCCCAAGGGGGCAAGGCTGCATCGTACTGGCAAAGGAGCAGCTGCATCGGGGCCTCTGCCCTTTATGGATCAGTGGGATGCAACGTCCAAGACGATCAAGTCGGCAGGTAACAGACGGGGCGCGATGATGGGGACGATCTCCGATACCCATCCTGATCTGCCTGACTTCATTCGGGGAAAGCAGGGTAATCTCAACAGGCGTTGGGAGCAGTTTAACGTTTCGGTGTTGGTGTCTGATGCCTTTATTCAAGCGGTCGAGCTTGATGACGATTGGTATCTGTACTTTTATACAGAGCCTTCTTTCGAGCGGCCTGAAGAACTGGCTTCCCTAGACTTCGACGACAACACTGGCATCCGCCAGTACGTCTATTCCAAGTGGAAAGCCCGCGAGCTCTGGGATATGATCACCCGGAACACCTATGAGTTCTCCGAACCGGGCGTAATCTTCATCGATCGGGTCAACGATCTCAACAACCTGAAGTACTGCGAAGAGATCCGTTGCACGAATCCTTGCGGCGAGCAACCATTACCACCGCATGGTACGTGCAACCTGGCCGCAGTGAACCTTGCACGGATGGTGCGCAATCCTTTCACGGAATATGCCGAGTTCGACTTCAGCCTACTAGAGGATGTCGTCTCCGTCGGCATCCGGTTTCTCGACAACGTTATCGACGTGACGAACTATCCGCTCCCGGCGCAGGAAAAGGAAGAAAAGAATAAACGGCGTTTGGGCCTTGGGATCTCGGGGCTTGCCGATTGCCTTGCTCAGCTGGGTATCCGCTACGGCTCGGCAAAGTCAGTCCGTATGGTAGAGAATATCATGCGGTGTTTGGCGAATACTGCTTATCGGACTTCGGCTTTGCTGGCACATGAACGCGGTGTCTTCCCGCTCTACGACAAAGACGAGATCCTAAATGCGCCGTTCGTGCAGAAGCTGGACAAAGAAGTCAGAGGGACAATCGAAAGTCTGGGGCTGCGTAACGGTGTGCTACTGACTATCGCTCCCACCGGCACGACTTCCCTAGTCTTCGGCAATATCTCGTCGGGGCTGGAATGCACCTTCCTGCATGAAGTCAATCGTCGGGTGTTTGGAGCAGACGGCCAGTGGAAAGAATACGGGATGGTGCCGGCGTACGGCTACCGTCTGTATAAAGCCGTCCATGGAGAGGTGCCCGTTTCTGAACTGCCTGATTATATGGTCACGATGAAAGATCTGTCCGTCGATGACCACCTACGTATTCAGGCAGCCTGCCAGAAGTGGATTGACGCGTCGGTATCCAAAACTATCAACGTCCCCGAAGACACCCCGTTCGAAGAATTCCAAGAGCTCTACATGAAGGCTTATCGGATGGGCTGCAAGGGATGCACGACGTATAGGCCGAACGCCAACATGGATGCCGTACTTTCAGACCCCAACGCCGATTCCAAGAGTTCCGAGGAGTCGAAACCGTCAAAACCATCGCAGGCGCCCGCGGGAGAGCAGATTCGTGCTCGGGCAGAAGCTCTCGACGGAACGACGTACAAAATCAAGTGGCCTTCTTGGTCGTCTTCTGTCTACGTCACCATCAACCATGATACTGACGGGAAACCATTCGAGATTTTCATCCAGTCCAAAGATGCTCGCCATCAAGAATGGATCACCGCACTGACAATCATGATCTCTGCCTGTATGCGCCGCGGAGGCGATATCACGTTCATTCCGGCAGAGTTGAAACAGGTTCACAGCACTCACGACTCGGCTTGGGTCAATGGCAAGTTTTACGGATCGCTGGTGCATCGAATCGGAGATGTGATCGAGCAACATTTCATCCGTGTTGGACTGATGCCTGCGCAGAAACCCATTTCGACAATCAAAAACGTGGGTGAGTCCCCGACTGAATCGAAAGCCGAAGTCAAAGTCAAGGGCGAAATCTGCCCTGCCTGCCATGCACCGACTTTCTTTCGGGAAGAAGGTTGCCGTAGGTGCTACAGCTGTGGATATACCACCTGCGGTTGAGGGATGGAAGACAGAAATGCGACAGAAAGTCAAGCCCACAAGCCGCTATCCAGACGGCAATCCGAAGACGGCCTTTGGAATCAGGAAACCCCCTCTGTGGTACGTACCATTCACAGCCCTGTACAAAACGGCACTGGCACACCTCCACGGAGCTCTAAAATACGGGCATTTCAATTGGCGGGAAGACCCTGTATCGGCTTCGGTCTACATCAACGCGGCTCTCCGCCACATTGCCGACTGGAAAGAGGGGGCTGAGATCGCAAGTGATAGCCGGGTACACCACTTAGCACATGCCTGCGCCTGTCTGAACATCATCATGGATGCACAGCAATATGGCACTCTAATCGACGACAGACACCCCCTAAACACCGATTTTGAGCAGCTGCTCGAAGAACTCAAACCAACCATTGATTACCTATACGATACCTGGGGGCCCAAGCCTGAGCCGGATTGATGGTGGGCCGGAACGTGAGGAGGCACCAACACGTTCCGGCCCTGCGCCGGGTGCGCAACCACCACCCAGCACAATTTCCGGTTTCGCCTCTGCCTGGCAGCCACCGGAAATATGCCCCCGCGCGTGCCTGACACTACTACTCTGCGGCCGGCCCGTCAAAGCGGCGGGTGAGAGGACGCACGCGCCTGGGATAAGATGTACTCTTGAAGAATTGGACGCAACGGAATCAGTCCGAACAGATAGGGAATCCATACCCCCCGCCAGATGTAATCGCCCTCCATGCACGGTTTTGCCCAGTCTTCGATATTCCAGCGGCTGAATTCTTGTGGATCTCTCGGATAGTTGATTACCTCTTTTAGGTGTGTGCAAAAAATTGATACACCTCCAGATTCAGTTGGGATACTGCGAATGGATTCGATACGATTGAAGCGTATTGTGGGCAGAATTGGATACAGCGGAAAAGATTCATATGCCGTAACTTCATAGTTTTCAATGGCAACGACCTGGGGGTCGATAAGCATCCTGGGAGGTATTGCGATCCAGATCGCCAGGATTACAGTCACTGCCAAAAGCAGATTGCGGATGTATGTCAGGACCTTCATCTTATTGTTTCCTCACCGGAAGATTACGTTTCTGTAGTTCCAGATAACTCCGATTAGCGTTGAAACGGCCCCGCCCAGAACGCTGATGCCCCAAATTAGGTTTTTCCTGTCGCGCTCGGCCATGGCCTTTTCCACGGCTTCGATTTCCTTCTGCAGACTTTCAATCTTCTCGGCCTGCTTGGTTACTGCTGTCTGCAAATGCGATATACGCTCAGCAAGCACGTCGTTGCTGTTGCTGCGGGCAGCGCTGCTAGCGCGGAAGTTGCTGCCTTTGCTGCTGCTGCGATCGTTTTCGACGCTCATTGCTACCTCACTATGCTGCAGGAGCGGAGGTCTCGATGTAATGCAGAGCGATGCGCACAGATCCTCCGGTGAAGTTGCCGCCGTTTGCTGTGAGGGTGACGGTCGTTGGGGCGTAGTTGCCTGCAGGACCGATGAGCCCCTGGTTCGTGGATCCGGCAGAAACTCCGAGGTTTCCGCCGAACCTGTTGGCTGTGACACCATCTCCGCAATCGAACGAGGTTGCCCCCGTGATCGCTGTGATGACTCGGGTAGATACACCCAGAATGATACACTGATTAGGAAATGCTACCGTCGAGACTTTTGTCGCACCTGTCAGCCCCGTCAACAGCTCCTCCACCGTCCTCAGAGCAGTAAAGGCGCCGTTCGGAGAGTCACTCCGCGCCGAGCTGATGGCCCAGCTGGTATCATATCTCAGGTAGAGCTTTTCAGCTTCGACATAGCAAATCCAGCCCTTCTTCGGCGTGTAGATGTGCCAGGCATTGTCCTGATACATCGTGATCTTTCCTGCAGAGCCCGTCCACGCTCCTGTGGGAGATGCCCCAATCAAGTATCGGTCACCATTGGCCGGGTTGGCTGGAGGAGTGGAAGTAGTGCGATTGATGACCGAAAGCTGGACAACGGCGTCCAGCTCGATCAGAGCATCATTCACAGTCACATGCTTTTGCGACTGGTTCTGCTCGAGGAATTCCATCCCCAAGTTCGCAGTGTTCGCCATGTTTTGTGCCTCCTACAATTCGGATGAACCGCCATCACCATCACCATCACCAGTATCACCCTGATCGATCAGGCGACCGATGATGCCCAAAATTAGAATGGCGGTCGTGACAGCATGGGGAACCCATTCAGGGAGCCAGTCTACCTGTTGAGGTGTCAGCATCGCCCACGCTCCTTGAATAGCGATTGCCAGAGTCATGGCCTGCACCGAAAACCACCGCCATGCACGGCGGGCGTCGGGAACCAGTTTCATGTCATATCCTCCTTTTGAAGGCTGCCGTCAAGGCTGCTAGAGTTTTCAGAGCGGATTAGTCTGCCTATTTTGCAGCGGAAAGCATGGAGAGTGCCTCCTCTTCAGTGATGCGACGGATTACGCGCCCCGGCTTATTTGCGGCGGTTACCTCGTAAACAGGGATTGCCCCTACCGGATAGACGCCGTCACGAAACAGCCTCTGCTCAGCTTCGCGCCGCCTCCGGATTTCGGGCGGCTTTATCCAATTCATAAAAGCCGCTGCAGCTGCTCTACGGTCGCCTGCATTCAGATGCCGCGTTATAGCTGCCCGCCCGATAGCACCGGTATTGTAGTGGAAGGACACCAGAGCGTCGAACTCATGCTGTTTCAGCGGAACCTTGACTGCGGCGTTCACATCTTTTTCGTACCGCTCCAGAGTCGAGTTGAATAGCTGGAACGCTTTCTGGATTGCGCCATCTAGGTTGGCAGGCATACCCTTCGGCATACTGCGCGGATTGGGTGGGATATTGCTCGTCTCAGCATGGCCAATGCCAAAAGTCCAGATACCCTTGCTGTCTAGATAAGGTGCGGGTACCAAACCTTCCTTGATCGCCAGAGCGATCTTGCCTTTGTTGCTCGTTTTCATGTTACCATCTCTCCAGTTCAGCGGTGATTTCGATCAGTCAGACGCTCTCATCACCAGGCTCCGCAGCGTTCGTTGAGGTAGGTCTCGATCCCGACGATGTCCTCGGCAGAGGTCGTCCCGGCCCGGCCGACCAGAGCATAGATGCGCCCGGTGAAATAGGTCGTGGTGTTGTTCCGCGAGCCGATGAACATGGTCTGATTGCCGTAGGTGCCGCCGCCTGTGGCCCCCGTATTGGCTGTCGAGGGCGTGCCGTTCACCCGCAGCTGCACGTTCGGTGCGGCGAGGTCGGAGATGACGGTCGCGACAAAGGTCGCGGGCGCGGCAATCCCGGAGCGCGTGCTGTTCTGCGCCGTTGTGGCGCCGCGGTGCAGGCCCTGGATGTTCGTCGAGGCGGCCGTCG